TGGTTTGATTGGTTCTTCAGCCATAAAAAATCTTAATAATTATTAATATACTAACTCCACTTTACTTTGTCAGCCCAGTAAGCCGCACTTGTCTTACCTTTTGCAATATTTTTGGCATGACGAGCTTTGAAAGACCGTCTTTTAGCTTTATCTGCCTCTGACTCACCCTTTCTAGGAGGCTTTGTTTTTGCTCCTTGCATCCCAAATCTGATTAATCTAAAGCCATCACCTTGTTTTATGACAACCGCATGTGACTTTCCACTTTTATGGTTTGGAGTACGGATTGGTTTATCAACCCCAGCAAAAGTATGACCGCCCCTTTTAATTGTCATTTGCCTTTTTTCCTCATGGCAAGCCTGTGAGCCTCAGTAAATGTTTTACCAGCAAGCATCGCCTTTATCATCTCATCCATGTGTGCCTTTGTGTGTCCATGAGTTGACTTATGACGCTTGAGGGCTGCTTTTTGACGAGATGTTAGTTCTTTTTTCTTCATTTTTATCTCAGTAAATCAGCATCGGCCTTTCTAGCACCGCCTTTGCCTGTTATAAAACTATTTACTCTCCCCATCGCCCACGCTTGCATTGTTACATTTCTTGATCCTCCGCCAAGATAGGCTCCCTGACCTCTTCTATACACAGCCTTTAACTGCCCAAGAGTAAATTTTGAATTGTTTGCTTTTCTTTGCAGCGTTTTGATAACTGTTGCACTGAGTGGTTTAGGCTCAGGCTTTTTTCTTACGCTTTTTCTTTTTCTTGGAGCCATCTTGAGCAACCCTTGATTTTTGAACAGCTTTTATATCAATATACTCTCCTCGCTTATAAGCTGCTGCCGTTCTTTTTATTTCAGCAGCCTTTGCAGCTTTATTTTTGGCCCCACTAAGATATTTTTTAGCGACACCAGTTTTCTTATCTTTTGGAACTTTTCTAAAGCGTCTAGTCACCTTTCTTTTTCGATTTTTTGGCTTTTGGCTTTACTTCAGAGTTTTCAGCCTTTGGCTTTGGTTCGTCATAAGTTTGAACCTTGAAAGTATATCCCATTATTTTTTACCTCCTTTCTTTTTCTTCTTTTTACCTTTTGGTTTCATTGATCCGTAATGTGAAGGCATGATTTTGAATGCAACTAAATATATCTTATCTCCTTTTGCGTTTCTTGGCTGGTTTAGATTTGCCAGCAGAACTTAAAGCAATCGCTACAGCCTGTGATCTTGATTTGCCTTCTTTCATCAGCATTCTGATATTGCCTGTTATTGTTTTTTGAGACTTCCCTTTTTTAATTGGCATTTGGATATCGTTTGGCTAATTGATCTAATGTTAGCTCCGTTCCATCTTCTCGGATAATTTTTTTTAAGGCATTTGTTGCGTTTAGTTGTTTCTTTCCTCTCTTCGGACTCATCAAAAAATTAAAATATCTTTTCTTTTTTCCCAGCACTTTGTCTTGAATATCAGGATTATCTTTTAACCAGCTTGCATAATTTGTATCTTGCGGAACACGACCTGTTGCAGAGGGTCTTGTATTTGGAAAGGCTCTGGCAAGATCATCGTCATCAATAATTGGAACAGTTGTGGATCTGCAATTGAAATGTTGAGGGGGAACAGGTCCTTGATCATATTTAAACAACTGCCCATCTAACCTTTGACAAATAGAGCTTGTTCTTGCATCAAGAGTTGCAACATACTGATATCTGCCTGTGATATCGCTGTTTGCTGCATAAACTGCCTGACTTGCAGCATTCTGCACTTGATTGACGGTTGTCCTGACGACAGTTTGGATTTGTTTATTTGATAAGAGCATTCCCTCTGAATCTTTTAAAGCAGAGTTTAAGGCGATTGCATTTTGAGGTTTACTAACAAAACTTAAATTAGGACCTTTGAGCCTTCTGACAATTTTTGGTAAAGACTCTCCTTCCAAAACACCAAGTCGGATTGCTTTGGAAAGTCTCGAAGCAGAGTCATCAGCAATACCTCTAAATGCTTTTTTGACAGTTTTTCCATTTGGCAGTGATATATCTGATCCTCTTTTGGCAGTCAAAGCAAATTGTGCAGTTCTAAATACTCCATCTTTATCACGCAAACGAATCGTCAAAGCAGTTGGATCCCTTGTTACAACTGATTTTGCAAAGTCAGGAGAAACCGCAACGGTGTTTACTTGAAACTCACCTTTTGGAAGGACTCGTTGGAGTTGATCTTGTACAAAGCCAACCTGAAACTCTGCTAAGTTTTGCAGTTCATCAATCATATAAACGGCACTTTCATTCTCCCAGCCTTTTAGACTATCAACCATTTGAGCCAATATTGATCTAAGTCTTGCAGTTGTTGCTGGGCTGTTGCCTTCTAGGTCTCTTATCTGCCTTAATACATCAAGGATAACTTCATTAAATTGGGTGGCAACTTGAAATTGCACTTTATTGCTATATCTGTTGAGATCTATAGCTTCTCTGTAAAAAGCCTCTGGAACTGCCATTTACTAAGCTGCTTCACTTTCTTGGTTCATCTCTATCAACCCTCCCGATTGCGTTTTTTCTAATTCTTCCTCGATATCAAAGTCATCACCGAGTATTTCTCCACTTGCAAGTTGCTCAAGAAGTTTCTCTTGGCTGATACCATTTGCAGCATATATTTTGAGAAGGCTGTCAATCTCTGCTGGCTCAAGCCTTGCGGTTACAAAGTCTCTATTAACAAAAGAACTCCCAGCGTTTGGTTCATTTAAATATTCACTGTGAAACTTTAAACAGTTATCAATCAAATCTTGCATCTGCTGTGCAATAACCATCATTGTTGAATCGTTCTGCGATCTGTCGATCCGCTTTGCCTCTGCAGTTTCTCCGACCAATTTTTGACCAAGCACCGCTGCAAGTGACAAAGTATTTATTTGATCTTTAATATCTCCAAGCCTTTTGAACTGGCTGTCATAACTGTCGCCTGATGGAGAGACATATTCGAGTCTTGATTCTGGTGGCAAAGATAACGCTTCATTCGGTCCTGTTGTTATCTCATCGGCGTTTGGATAACCAAAAACCGCAAGCAAAGGAACAGAACTGATATGAAGAATATTATCAAGGTCGCTTTGTATTTGATAGTGCTTCAGATTTAGTTCTGCAATATCGTATAAAGGACTGCGTGATTCGTAATATCCAACTCGGTTTGAATAGGCAACAGCAAACGGAATCTTATCTTTTATGCTCATTTCCCCCTCATCAATTAATTTATATTCGCCTTTCTTATCCTTGCGATGTATTTCATACCGACCAAGCTCAAGAACTCGGATTTGTTTCACCAGCTTTTCACCATATTTTCCATCAGCCTCCACGACTTGTTCCATTAACCTTAATTGAGTGAGTTGCCTTGAGCCTTCAACAATTTCTGTTCTCCAGCCAAGAATATCTCTCGGTGTATAGGTCACCCAATAAGGTCTTGCCTTCTCTCCTTCTTTTGGTGCATCAACAAGCACACCAACGTGGCCAAATGAAATTGCAGTTCTTGCAGTTTGATAAAGCCAAACGTTGAGATCGTTGCCCTCAAGGTCAACATCAAAAAGCTGCTCCCGAACAAGATCAGAAACATCATCAAGTCGGACAGGCTTTCGCACTAACATACCCGACAACATCTTTTCTATTCTTTGCAGATAAGGAACAACCGTGGATCTTGCTAGCCTTGTATCGTAGGCATCATCAGTCTCTCTTGGTTCTTGTTGTAAATATTTTCTATGTTCGCTGCGTATTTTATAAGTTCCTTCCTTCAAATCCTCAATCAAACCCCAGAAATTTGCCATCCTTTGATAGGCAGCATTAGGTGAGGCAACCGTTGTAGGAGCTAAAGTTACAGGCTGGTTGTAAATATTTAGTGAGCTATACACGGTTTTTCCTCATAATATCATTACTTTTAATATATTCTAATACCAGTTCGACGACCTGCCCTTGCATGAATAATATTAAATTCTCTATACACAAGGTAACCTAACGCATCGTTGAGATGATCATATCCATTCTGCTTGTCTGGATCTCCACTTTTTTCATCATAACTTTGCAATTCTAAACATTCGATCAAGCGTCTGCAACTGGCATGAATCGCCAAACGCACCCATCCTTTGCTGTTCTCCAAGAGTGCTTGTAAGGTTTGAACTCTGTCTTTGATCGGTGGGTTACTGCGTAATGCCATGCTTGAGAAACCGTAGCCTTCGAGAATTGCAATATCTGTCTTTGAAGCGTTGATGGTTGATCTGGCAGCACCACTAGCATCTGGGTAAACTAATATCTTGTTGTTAGGATACCTTCTTTTAATTTCTTGAGCCAGTGCATCGGTGTCGTTTTGTTTCGTTATTTCATCAATCACAAACAATTTATCTCCGTCTTTGACTGCTACGACTGCATTGCAGTTCATCACGTTAAAATCGATCCCTATCAAAAGCGTCTCCATCTTTATATCAAAAGAAATATTATCAACCAAATGCTTGTTGCGATCAAATCTGGAGTAGACGGCTCCTGTAGTGAGGTTGGTAAAATTTCCATTAAGATAAGCCTGTATTAGTTGCGGTGGATAGTTTTCTAAAAGAGAATCAATGAAACCCTCTGGCAAGTAAGGATTGTCACTTGTCTTAGCTTTTATTAGTCTTGTATCTTCCTTTGCGTTCTTTTCAAAAGTCTCGAAAGCCCAAGCGTGACCTTCGGGTGTTGTTGTTGCATAAAACTGCTGAATATTCCCTGACCTTAATCTTGCAAGAGCCATGTTCATCGCTTGCTCTGCGTCTCTTTTATTTACGGTATCGGCCTCATCAAATCCAACCGCACAGAGGTTTTGTCCTCTCAATCTTTGATAAGTTAAAATGGTTCTCAGTAAGATCGTATGAGTTCCCTCTTCAAAGGTGAGTTGATATTCTGGCAAAGGCGAAGCTCTGAAAGTGTAAGGTATCTCCCACTCCTCAAGAAGCTCGTTCATTGTTCGCATCAAAATATCTCTGAGCATTGGACTTGTTGGTTCAAAGATTGCGGATATATGACCAACATTCATGCAAGCAAGAATAATACTTTTAGAAACTAAAGCGTAAGTTTTACCAGCACCAAAACCACAAACAAGAGCAAGTTTGCGATGGCTTGTATCATCACAAAAAGATGCTTGATGCGGAAGCAACTTAGTTTTTATTTTTTTTATTACATCTTTTGACGAGGGGATATAACTAAAGCCTTCTTCAAATAAAACATGGCCTTGCGAGACAGTTTCTAAGAGACTCATGAGACCAAATGTGCAAGTTTGGCAGCAGTATTAATT